ATGCGCCGTAAGCGCATTAAGATCAATTCGGTTGGCACGGCATCCCAAAAGCGGAAATATGCCAGCCAATTATGCCATCGGTTGTCCGAAAAGCTCGAATCCGGATGGAACCCGTGGGTGGAGGCCGACGCTGATCGTTGTTATCGATTGTTTTCCGATGCGCTGGTTCATTACCGGAATTACACGACCAAGCTGCTGAATGACGGTGTCCTCCGCCAGTCGACGCATCACGACTACATGTGCTTTGCGCACATCCTCGAAGAATGGAATGACAGCCGTTCCTTGCCGATTCGGTATATCTATCAGTTCGATCGAACGTTTTGTGTTCGGTTTCTCGATTATATCTACATCGAGCGTGAAAATTCTCCGCGCACTCGCAATAATTATCTGGCATTCTTGCGGGCGTTCAGCACTTTTTTGGTGCAGCATCTCTATCTGAAAGAGCGTCCGACCGACGGCCTTGTCGGTATCGGGAAAGCCTTATTGAAGAAAGAGCGCAAGGTAATTGCCCCGAACGATATGCAGTGTCTGCACGATTGGCTCGAAGAGCACAATCGCCCGTTCCTGCTTGTCTGCTACTTTTTGCACTATATGTTGATTCGTCCGAAAGAAATCGCCAAGCTCCGGCTATGCGATATTTGCGTGGCCAAACAGACGATCTATATAGATGATACAATTTCCAAAAACAAAAAATCGGCGATTGTTACAATGCCGCAAAAGATTATCGAACTAATGGCCGACCTCGGTTATTTCAACGCTCCCAGTAACTATTATATCTTTTCAAAAGGTTTCCGGCCGGGGGCCGAATGGGTGAATGAAAAAACTTATCGGGATTTTTGGAGTAGATACATTCGGCCGGCGTTGAACTTTCCGAAAGAATATAAATTCTACTCGCTCAAAGACACCGGTATTACTGCGATGTTGCGGGCTGGATGCGATGCGTTGTCCGTGAAAGAACAGGCTCGGCATTCGTCGTTGTTGATGACCGATATTTATACGCCGCAGGACATTCGCGATGCGAATCCGATTCTATTGAATTACAAGGGTATTTTATAAAGATTCTTTTTGCCCCAAAAGTTTCCCAGCCTGAAAAATAGCGAGATTTTTCATAAATCTCGCTATTTCTGTAATTCTATTTCCGCTTCCGACGCATATCGATATATTCCGTATAGACGATTCGCGTGTGGGGGTTGGTCGATACGATTTCCTGCCGGATGGCTTTCGTGCCCCAGCGGATGAACAGGAATCGGCGCGGCACCCGATGCACTATCTGTCGGAGCGTGTCCGTGCTCGTCACGCGGCATGCTACCGAATCGAGCGAAACCGTTCCCTCGACCCGGCACCAAGCATCACGCCAGCGAAATAGTTTTACCGTGTCGTGCAGCAGCATGGTGTCGCACTGGCGGATAACGACTGTATCGTGCAGCGTAGCTGTTATCCCTACTTCGGTTTGCGAGGTCGTCGTTGCCACAGATTCGACCCTTCGAAGTTTGATTCCGAGTGCACGGATTTCCGCCGCCGCATCGGCTCTGTACCGCTCCAGTTCCGAGACTTTCAGTTCGAGAGCCTGCACCGAGGCTGCTTCTTTGCCGGCCGCCGTCTTGTAGTGGGTTACGCTATCGAGCAGCGTCGACTGGTTGCGGGCCAAGCGGTTCCGGTCGTCGACTGCCGACCGGTAGGCTTTGCCGAGGATGACGAGCGCCGCCACAAGCAGCAACACGGCCAATATCAAATAGCGTTTCATACGGTCATCGGTTTGTATTTTCCGCCGACCATCGACATCAGTTGCCGGCGTTGGCCGCCTTGCTGGTTTTTGTATCCGATATGAATCCAGCGCGGCACGCCCGCTGCGTTCTCGTCCTCCGAAATCATCTGGTCGAACGGCTTTCCTTTCAGCCAGTCGCGGCAGAACGTCTTGAACTCGGCCAGCCGTCCGTTGGCCGGAACAAGGTCCGCAGCATATCCTACGCAGTGGGCGGATGTTTTCGAGCCTCCGACCGCAGCGTTCAGCCGGAACCCGCGATAACCGGACGTTACGTTGATAGCGTTCGAGCCGAGTTTGTCGTTGGCGCACTTCGTCGCCCATGCAGAGCGCAGCGGGTCGAGCAGTTGGGCGACGAACATTTCGAGGTTGGCCCGATGTTCGGAAGTAGGTGTATTGTCCAGTTTCAGCCGGTTGGCAGTTGCGGAATTGGTAAACTCCGCCATCGTAAAGTACTTCATTCCTCTGTGTTTTTGGTGTTCTCGTTAAAATATCGGTTGACGTCCTCCGCCGTCGTGCCCATCTTGCGGGCGATTTCGCCGGTCAGCGCCCGCCGGAACAGTCGCAGAAACGGGATGTTCGGATTGACGATGAGCGCCGAACCGGACATCGACCACAATTCGACAAGGCATATCAGCGTGCAGATGACCACTACCGTCAGCTGTGAATCGATTCCTGCCATGCGTTCGATCAGAATGAACCCGATGATGACCGAAGCGTACAGCGCCCACTTCGACAGCATGCCGTTGCGGCCCAGTTCCGACAGTGCGAACCGGCCTTGCTTGACCGACGCGGCAACACCCCATGCAGTATCCAGCGCGACACACACGACTACGGCGTTGATGGCGACCTCGTATCCGGCGAAGAAGTTCGCCACGAAGAAACACACGGCGGCCAACCAACCGTAGACGGACTGGAAGATTTCGGAGAGCTTGACGCCGAACCCGGTGCAAAGAGCGAGGATTTTGTGAAATATCATGTTAATTAACACATTAAAGTTTTAATAATGCCACAACCGAGGCGGATATCGAAGCATATCCAGAACCGGTTGTCAGATATATCTTCAAGCTACTGAATCCACCAGATGTCGAAGCATATCCTGTAACATATCCGTAAGCCAAAACGGGCGTCGTGGCACCTGCCGCATTTGAATTTGGGATAAAGAAGCGTGTGTTGCTTGCAGTAAGCATCACGAAGATATCGAGTGCTCCGGTATTAGAAGTCGCGACTGTGAGTTTAACAAGTGCAATATTAAATGGCTCCCATGGAATATTAGTTTTTTGATTTATATAACCTATCCAACTATTCCCCGTTTTCGTCAATGCGGTGTTAGAAAAGTATCCTGTTTGAATGTTTGATAGACTACCTGCATATTCCAATGCCACACCTGCTATGGTTTTAGCATCATTCGCCGCACTTTGCGCATTGTTTGCTGCTGTTTCGGCCGCATTCGCCGTATTCGCAATACCGTTAATAGTATTTTGCAAAGTCGCCGAAAGTTTATCCCACGAGACCGCTCCGTTAAGCAGCGTCGCGCGGATGACGTTTCCGATGTCGACGGTGATCTGAATCTCCGACCCGACCGACCCGACGTAGATGTCGATGAACTCCGTCAGCGAGATGCGCCGCTTCGAGCCGTCGGCGTTCGTATAGATCATCTCTTTCTTCGCCGCATCGTAGTCGAGGCCCATCGTCTCCAGCGGCAGGTCGAAGACGACCGTCGCCCCATTCTGCGCCGTGAAAGTCAGCGTGTAGTCTTGGGCGTTGAACGTTGGCAGCCCGACGCGCGTGGCGAGCAGTTCGCGAATGTCGGTGTGAGCCGTACTCGATATTTCATGATTGGTGACTTTCCGATAGGTGTATTGCTTGGCTTCATTCAGCACATCGGCATCGCCAGCCTCGAAATCTTCACGTGTTTGAGCGATTTCGCGGGTCACGGCCTGTTGCGACATGACGTGGTCGGGACTGTCGCCGGACGTCTGTACCAGCCCTGTCGGAAGATGCCGGCCGGTGATTTTCCCGAGGCCGGCCGTCGCCTTATCATACGCCAATTGCAGGTCGTAGCGTTTTTCTCCGAGCCACACCTGCCCATCGAAAAGCAAACGGCTGTCATCGACGTCGTTCACTACGATTGCCAGTCCGTAGGATTTTTCACCCGTCGCGTCGTCGGATACGACGAGCAGCATCTGCGTGGTGTCCCTGTCGGCCGACAGATAGCGTCGGATGGCCCGGCCGGCTGCGGTCGTGTCCGCCGGATAAAAGCATTCGGCTTCGGTTCTTGTTCCGTCGTGCCGGATTTCGACCGCGAACATGCGGCCGAACACCTCGGTGCCGAGCACCGAAACCGCTGCGGTCGAAACGGTGGCCGACGGGCCTTTGTGCAGGAAGTATCCGGTCGACGCCGGAACGCAGATATTCTGCACTTCTTCGGGAAAATTCCCGTTCGGGGTGTGCAGTTGCAGAAAGTGAATCAGCGGCCCTGTGCCGAGCGAGCGGCGCGACAGCGGGATGTAAACTTCGACGCTCTTGTTGGAAATCGGCTTGCAGTTGAAATAGGTTCCGCCTTTCCGGCCGGCGGTAAACGAACGGTCGTCTTCGGCTCGATAGACGAACTCGAAGTCGATTTCCGTGTCCGGAATCTCCGCGGCGACTATCTCGTTGGTCTCCGCATCGTGGCGGTAGAAGATTTCGACCAGAGCAAGGTCGGAGCGGTGATTGTGAGGTATCGGTTTCATGTTATAAAACAGTTGGCAATTTTATTTCGGGCAGCTCCTTGCGTTCCGGCAGGCGCCGTTCGTCGCGCTCGGCGAGATGGTATTTGAACGTGTAGGCATTCAGTTCGCGCGGAGTGTGTTCGACCTTGAACTCGTCGACAATGATTCGCCGCCATTCGTTGCCGGTGTAAATCCAGCGGTTCGCGCTTTTCAGAAAGTCTCGATATTGCGCGGCCATTCGTTCCGTGTCGATGTAGCCGGTGGACGCCTCCCAGTAGGAGGTGTAGCTGCTCGACAGCTCTTTTTCCACGTCGTTGTTGACGAAGGTTTCGATTTCGCTTTCCGGCTTGAGCACGTTCGGCCCTTGCATCATCAGCGTATCGAAGCCGCCCATGCTGTTGGCGAATCCGAAGCATCGGTCGTCGTAGTGGGCCGGACGCAGCAGGTAGCGTTGGCCGAGCGGACGGTTCTGTTCGGTGGTCGTTGCACCGTCCCGCGAAATGACACTCACCCCGAACACGTCGTAGGCGACGGGCGTGATGCCTTTCTCCCGACTGAACTCGCGCCAGAGCGTGCCGAAACTCGTGTCGATTTGCGTATAGGCGTCGACCTCCGGCGCCGTTCCGATCGTTTTGGTGAACGTCCGGCCGTCCGTCGTGTACAGCACGGTGCGGATTTCCATCTCGGCGATCGTTTCGTTTTCCGTTTGCGTGCGGACGAATGCCAGCCATTGCGGTTGCTCGGGCGTCGTTTCGATGATCTGCGGTTGGGCAGTCAGAAAGTTCGCCGTGAGAAAATCGAACATCGCCGATTCCGAATCGACCGCCTTTGCGATTCCGCCCAGTATCAATCGATAACTTTGCTTCTGTGCGGTCTCGCCGGATTTGAAAGAAACCTCGATCATCGGGAGGTTTGCGACGAAACTCGCCGGCCGCGCGATTGCTCCGATGCAGCAGCGGGCGAACTGGCGGTTCGGAATAGTGATGCGTCGTTCTTTGTCGGGCGTCAGCGTCACCTCGTCGACAATGAGCGTGCCGCCGACCGTGACCGACATGCGAACGGCTGCGGTTCTGTCCGTCAGTACGCAATCGGGAAGATTCTGCGCGAATCGCACACCCAAATAAATCGAGGTGTCGGAGACGATTCCGACCGGCGGGCGGATGATGACCGGTTTTAATTCCGGAGGAGTTTCGGGAAAGATGATCATCGCTTTTTTCTTCAAAAGTACGGCGGACGTCGGATTCGGGAAAGGACATCAAACGGGGATTATTTCAGCCGTTGCGGCGATCGAATCGGACGATGTGCTCAATGTGACTTCGAGCGATTTGATGAACCATGTCCGGTTGCATAGCAGATATTTCCGGTGCAGTCGCAACGTCGCCATGTCTTCGGTCGAAAGGTTTAGTTCTATTTTGTGGGTGCTGCGCGGCTGCCGCACCCATTCGGCGAATGTCTTATGGAACTTTTCATAAAGCCCGTTTGCGCCCTCGATGGCCAGAGACAGATCGCCGGTCATCTCCACGCCGGAGGACATATAGTGGATGGGGCGCGTAAAATAGATGCCTTTGTCGACGAAATTGTTATGAAGCAGCAACCCGATGTAGACCGTCTCCGGCCGTGTGCCGCCCGCGGTTGGAATCTCGATGACCGGCGTCATGGAGCGCAGTCCGACGAGTTGATGGATACTTCCGTCCGATTCCATGGGCGACGGATAGAAAATTTCGGTCGGAACGCACCGCGGGACTTGGAATGCGATCGTGCAGTCATAGTTCTGCGTACTGTCGCCGCCCGAAATCTCTTTCGGGTCGAATCCGGCTTGATGCGCGATGTCCGGAATCGATACGGCCGTTTTGTTGGGGCTCCATTCTGTCCGATTGTAGGAGGAAGGCCTGTTGCCGCCCTTGTAATAGAGATAGACTTGTTCGCCTCGGCCCGATATGATGTCGCCGGTCGGAGTGTGTTTCAACGATACGAGGTCGTCCGAGACCTTGATTCGGTCGATTGCATCGGACATGGTCGATACCTCGATCGGTTTTGCCTGTTCTTCCTGCTGGTCGGGGTCGTCGGGATTCGTCTCTTTGTACGAACTGTCGGCGTTCTGAAAAGAGAGGGTATAGCCTTGTGCTTCTTGCGGCGTGCAGGAGTAGGCGTCGGCAACCTTCGCCGTCCAGTCGACTATCTCGTTGGAGGCAAGTATATCGCCGTTCGCTCGGATATGATAGCTTCGCCCGTCGCAGAAAAGCGTGCTGCACGTCATCTTGAGCAGGTTGACGATGAAGTCCGAGCATGCCATATCCGGCATCGTGTCCGCCAAATCGAGCGTGCAGCGGCCCGGAGGCGTTGCGTCGGACGGTCTGTTCCAGTTGTCTTTCGGAATCACACCGAACCGCGTATCTGCCGAACGACTTTTGTGCAGGCCGAGAATCGCAAGGTTATCGAACAATCGGGCTATGTCCGCATCATCGATATTCAATCCGGGCAGAATCTGTTCGAGGATGCGGTTTACCCGAATCGCCGGTACGACGAACGGAGCCGTCGTACCCAGCCAGTTGGCGTATTTGTCCGTCGCCGAACATTCCGGATATTGATCATGGACGGTACTCGTGCGATATTCGCTTTGCGCCGCATACTCTTTCCGCATGATTTGCGGCAGGCCGAAGTCCGGACATGCACCGGAACGGCCGTCATCCACCAAATTCCGGTATGCGACGTCTTCGTAAGACGGAAATTCAATATCAGCGAGTTTTCCGGATACGGTATCTCCGAACTCCGCACCGACGAACGAATAGGTCAGTTCGTTGTCGGAATACTCGTCGAAAACGAGCGTCCCCGAGCGGACGGTTATGCCGTTCATCACCAACTCCGCAGCGAGCTTCTTCACGCTCGGTTCCATCAGCATGGCCGGAACGAATCCGAACAACCGGCATATCTGCGGCGTCAGCGGAAAGGCGATAGGCGTGGATACCGATACGAGGACGTGATCCGTCTCGAAGAACGGATTGTCGAAAGTCAACGAAATTTCCTGTTTCGGTCGGACATCCAGTATCTGTCCGTCGGCTCGTACTTGCAGCATGGCTATCCTAATTTTCCGAGGTCTTTATTGCGTTCGTATTTTTTCATCTGTTCGAGAAGCCCGTTTTTTCCTAAAAGCGTCACGTAGGCATACAGCGGGTCGTCGAGTTTCGCCGTGAGTTTTACGACAGCATCGCGAAGCTCACGAACAAGTGCGGGGTCGGTCGAAAGGGTGGAAACTTCGGGCGTGGCGATATTCGGCTAAACATCCGGGGCCAAGCGTCCGCCCGTCGCGCGTCCGGGCATCGCATAGAGTGTCGGAAGCACTTGTGCGAAGTCGAAATCCCGAAGCCGCCCCCGCTGGCGCACGGCTTCGAGGGTATCGATGATCGGGCGTGCTGTCGGGTTCTGCATCGCTTCGGCCGGGATGACGTACTCCATGCCGTTCTCGCCGACCAATACCGTCGGCCGTTCGACATACCCGCGGGCATTCGGATCGATGCGAGCATTGAATCGTTTGCCGTCCTGTGCCCGCTCTACGGGGAAGCCGCCGGCTTCGGCGCCGGCAATAGGTGTCGCGGCTATCATTGCAATTTGGGCGGCACCCATCGCAGCCATGATGCCGGCAGGTATAAGGCCCCACGGAATACCCCATTCGGAAAGCGTTTTTACGACACCGGCTGCGGTATTGACCGTCGCCTGTGTGATTGACATCGCTTTCTGCCGTTTGGCCTGCTTGATTTGCATCTCTTCCTGTTTCCGCTCGTATTCCGCCTCCATCCTTTCGACGGCGGCCGTATGTTGCGCTTCGGTTATCAGTCCGGCGTCGAGGCGGGTCTGCAACTGCTTTTTCTTGGTGTCTTGCGCTTTCCGGTATCGCTTGAGTTCGGCGTTTTCTTTCGCTGTCATCATCTTGTCGTAGCCGGAATACAGGTCCAACGCCATGCCGGCTGCTTCGGCAACAGCACCGAAAGCCATGGCCCATCCATCGATGCCTAATTCGCCGTCTTTGAGGTTTTGGAAAAAGCGATCCCAATCTTCTTGCGAATATCCGAAAAGGTCTCCTTGCTTGTTCGAGAACGAATATCCCAAATCATTCACGGCGGCTCGAGCTTCTCGAAGTTTGGCGCCCAAGGCATCGATCATCGTTTGCAGCTGCCGGCGCTCCTCCTCGCTCAAAAGCGCTGAATCGAGATCGATGGATTTAAGAAGCCCCTCGATGGTTGGGATGTCGATTTGTCCTTCGGTAAAGAGCCGTTGTACTTTCTGCAACGCATCTTCGTAGTATTCGGAATCGAGGGCTTTCAGTTCTTCGATATGCTCCTTTTTCAGTTGCTTTCGCTGCGCGTTGGTCGACGTCGTCAAGGCCAATTCTTCCGCTTGCTGTTTGACGAGCAAGGCCCGTTTTTCTTTATAGTCGGTTTCTTCCGCTTTCAGTGAATCGAGCGCCTGCTTGAGTTTTATGGCATTGAGTTTCCGCGCATGGTTCTGCGCGAGTTGTTCGAGCATGGCGGCGTTACCGGCGTGCTTCCGTTGTTGTTGCAGATACAACGCTTCCTCTTTCGCGATGGGGTCGGTGATGCTTTCGATGCGTTTCGCTTCGATTTCGTCGAGGCGTTTCTGTTCCTCCTTTTTCTGTTGGAGCAACAGCGTCGTCAACTGCTCTTCCATCGTGAGCCGCTCCTTGCCTTTCAATTCGCCGGATTGGAGCCGTTTTTTGAGCGCGTCGATATTGAGTTGCAGGAGCCGGTTATTGTATTCCTGTTCCGTTGCGATTTCTCCGTCCAGATATTTTTTCTTGAGCGCGATTCGTTCGGCCAGTTCCTTTTCATCGAGCGCTTTGTAAGCGGCAGCGGCGGCAGCCTGTTGAGCCTGCCTTTCTTGGCGGGCCCGTTCTTCGGTTGCATGCAGTTGTTGTTCGGCTTGGATCGCTTCCGACTCGGCCTTGCGCCGTTCTTGCTGCGACCGGATGATCTCTTCCAGCTCCTCGCCGTTCAATTTCTTCAGCTGGGCTATGGCGCCCTCTCGAATTTCTTGCGCGTGAGCGATGTTTCGCTGGATGGCTGCTTTTTCTTCGGAGGTCAATTCTCGTTCACGGCCGATGTCTCCTCCGAGCGAACCGCCCGTGTAGGTTACTCCGCTGTTGAATTGCCGTTGCAAGCTCTCTATAATCCGCTGTTGTTTGTCGCGTTCTTCTTCGAGTTCGCGGATCGCATCGGCATGGATGTATTTCAATCGGGCTCGTTCCGCATTTAAGAACTGGGCGACTTTTTCCGTATTGATTTCTATGGCATTGCCGTATTCATCGATTGCGGTAATCGCTCCCGGGTAGGCCGCTGCGAGCTGTTTGGTTACGGTCTTGAGCCGTTCCTGCTCGTCGGCATTCAACGAAGTTTTCTTCCGCAGTTCATCGTATTCGGCAACGAGCGGCGGTATCTCGCTTTGCAGGGAGGCAACCCGATCGAGTTGCCTCTCGAATTGGTCTGTGAGGGATTCGCTGGGGCCGATCAGATGCGTAACTCCTTCGATTATTTTCGTGAGCCCGTCTATTGCTATCTTCGTGAATCCCTTGCTGTTGTAGAACGAAAGCATCAGCCCCTCCCATGCGCTCTTCATGAGTTTGACGGAGCCCTCGACTGTATTCAGCCGTTCTTCTTGAATGCGTTTGAGTTCGCCGTCGACATCTTGCAGGCTGTTCCGGAGTTCAGCCATGTCGCCTGCGCCTCGCAGGAACGTATTGAATGCCGCCACGCTTCGTTTGTCGGTCAGTTCGAGCGTCTTGGCAAGGTCGATGCCTTTCGCGTCGAGTTTCTTCAATCCTTCGATTAAGTCCGGAAGCGACCGTACCGGCTTTCCGAGTTCTTTGGCAAGTTTGCCGTTCGCATCGGCCAAATTGAGCAGGATGTTGCGGGTCGCCGTTGCCGCGCTCGATGCGTCGAATCCGCTGTTCGCGAGCGTACCCAATAGGGCGGTGGTATCTTTCACGTCGAAGCCGAAAGTCTTGGCCACCGGTGCGACAATCGACATGGCGGTTTGCAGGTAGTTGAAAGAGAGGGCGGACTTGTTCGTTGCGACGGCCATCGTTGCCAGTACGTCGTCCGTTTCGGTCGCGTCTTTGTCGAACGCTCGCAGCGTTGCACCGGCCAGTGCTGCCGCTTCCGGCAGTTCCGCGCCGACCGCCGTCGCGAATTGCAGTACCGGTTTTGTCATTTGCAGAATCTGCTGTTGTCCGAAGCCGAGTTTCGCCAGCTCGGTCTGCAAGTTCGTAACTTGCGATGCCGTGTATTCCGTCGTGCGGCCGAGTTCGAGGGCCGACTTTGTAAGTCCGTCCATTTGGGAAACATGAACGCCGAGAATCGTCGATAGGTTGACGTTCGCCTGCTCGAACTCTTTGATTTTCTTGAACCCGCCGGAAAACAGACTGAAGAACCCACGAATGACGGCATATCCCATCATGAATTTTCCGACAAGGGCAGAATAGCCGGACGACATTTTGCCCAGCACCGACTGCGTTTCGCCTGCGCTGCCTTTCAATTCACGCAACCGGTTCTTCGTTTGCGTCAGTTCGGCATTGCATTTTTTCCACTCCTCCGATTTCGGGTCGAGTTTCTTCCAGTTGTACGTCAGGTCTTTGATGCGCCGGTTCAGTTCGGAGACCGTCATGTCGTTCACTTTCAGTTTACCGGTCAACTGGTCGATTCGGTCGCGGTTCCCCGTCATGGCGGCTTTGTTCGCCGTAATCTGGCGGGTGAGCTCCTTGTATTCATTGGAATCTTCTTTTCCGGCGGCCGCGAGTTTTTTCTGCGAACGTTCCAAATCCTCGTTCGCGGCTTTCAACTGCCGGTTCTTGTTCATTAACTCGGACATCTCCTTGCGGACGGGGTCGCCGTTGACAACGATATTCAGCCGGAGTTCTTCTTCTTTGATTTTTGCCATGTCGAATTATTTTTGAGCCATGCCGGCTTGTTCATCGATACCGAGCGACGCGCGCATTTTTTCGCGGACATCTTCCGTCAGTCCGTACATCAAGCGGTCGCGAATACGGAGGTAAAGCCCCCACATGAAGCGGTTGTGAATTTGCAAAGGCGCACATTTTACGACCTTGCCGTTTCGTTGCAATCGTTTCATATCCAAGAATCGCTCGTAAACGGGGTGCCGGTATTCGACGGTCGTGTCGCTGACGTGGAAAAACCGATCGCGAAGAAGTTGCCCTGTCGATGCGGAACTGACGGCCCGCTGGATTGCGTCCGTCTGACTTTTGTAGATATGCACAGCCGCCTCTTCAAGCGTTTCGTGGATGAAATGTTCTTCGACGAGTGAAGCCATAGCCGTTCGGTTTGGCAACAAAAATAGCCGCCCGAAAGCGGCTCCGAAAGGACAAAAAATACCCTATGCCAACTCCATTTATGAAACCGACTTTTGTCGGAATATGGTTTGAGGGTTACGATTTTGTAATAGCAGCATATCGCGTTGATAAGCTAAACGCCGAATCGTTTCGGCTTGGGATTGAATTGTGTCGACTAACATTCCGAGTTGGTCGAACTTTTCACGAGGGATAGACACCTCTTCTCCGGTGGGTTTGTTGGTTTTCATAGGTGGAAGACTTTTAATTCAGACAGAAATAAAAAACGGTTCTGCCTTTCCCGTTGTCTTCCACCTGATAGGCAGTGGGTGCATTAACACTCCACACGGGGGTACGGAACCGTATATTTAGAGCATAAAAAATGCCCGCGACGACGAGCAGTACTCGCCTATCAGCATGGAAGACATTACAAATGTACGAAAAATTTCAGAAAAACAAAAAAAGAGCGGCAAGAATTCGCCGCTCCTTTTTATTATCTCTTCCATTCTGTTTCTAATCCGATGTATTGACAGGGCATTGTTCACCAGCTGTTTTTTCTTGCACCGATTCTATAACGCGATCAACAAATGTAGCAGTCTCACGGTTTGTTGTCCTCGCCAAGAAATAAAAAAGAGCTACCCCAAAAGACATCAAGATAGCAGAAACTGCACTGGCTGCAACACTAATCCCAAAAGTTTTCCAATTTGAAGGGATACATGATTTTATATTCGCTTTATAATCGCGAAGTATTCTTTCTTCTATTTCATTAATTTGTTCACCAGCAATATTTCCAACTGTTTCAGAAAGAATTGCTTCCGCTTGGTTTTTATACAATTCTAATTGACTATCGGTATTTGATGTTGAAATAAAGACTCCACATTCTTCATCATTCGGCTCACGTCCCTTTTCAGCCTTTAACCTATTAATAACTTCAATCTTATGTTTTTTGTATATACCATAAGCAATAAGGCCTACCAAGTCATCTTCGCTTTTAACTAATTTATTATAGATGACATTATATTGGACATTACTCATTTTTTGTGACTTTATAAAATGCCTTTTTAGCCTCTTCACTAATCTTGTTACGAGAAAAAGTCATCCTATAAGAACCTAAAACTGTCCGGCTCTGAACCAAAACATTCTCAGCATTCCATGAAGTTCTTTTACTACGATTGATAGCAGAATTACCTTTCTGAATGCAATCTTTTGACACTACAATAAAAGGCATTTTCGATTTCTTTTTAATTTTTTTTAATTTCTTTCCTCTTAAAAGGTGCGCAAAGGTACGAAAAAAATTCAAGAAGACAATCATGACAACCTTTTTCTTTTCGTATACATGTTTCATACCTAAACAAATACAAGCATTCCTCATTGTTGGTTCTACAAAAGTATATTGTTCTCTAATCATTCGATTTCTATTAAGTTAAAAGTCCGACAGATTAATCTGCCGGACTTTTTGTTGATTCGTGAAGGGAAGAAGTTAAAATAAATTGAATCACTCTTTATTGGGCAATTCTTGCTTTTCGTCAGCAAAAACAGGAACTGCAACGGCCGGGGCTTTTTTTATCCCCCCCCCGAAATACAGTGATGTTTCATCACTTCAGCGTTATCGTTGCCGAATAGCCGTTCCAGCCGCCGAAAATTCCCGCCTCCGGTGCAACGATACATTCGGAAATCTCCATCCCGTTCAGAATCGGACAGCTGCTCGTCGTCGTCGAACCGCCCATGTCCGACAGGAACTTTTCGAGCAACTGCCCCAGCAGTTCGATTGTTGCCAAGTACTGGTCGACGTATTTCGATTCGGTTCCGCTTTGTTCCAGTCCTTTTTCCAGCGCGAAAATCACGACGGTGAATGAACCGGTCGGATTGTCGCAATCTCCGGCAAACGACGCCAGCGGCAGCGCGATTATCGTTTGCGGCCCTTTGATAGAAGGCGAATTGAGCGCGGACGTTCCCTGCTCTTTGTCGGCCACGATGTGCGGTTTCGGAACATCAGGTTTGTCGGAGGCAATCGTCTTGCAATACCTAATCAGTTGTTGCAGTTTTTTTAGCATTGTCGGAAGTGTATTTGTAGTTGAGCAATAGCGTCAGGATGTCGATTACATTCGTCTTTCCGGTTCTCTCCATGTCGCCGAACGTTCGTTTTTCCGCGAGGTCGAACTGGATGCCGAGCCAGCCGAGCGATTTGCCGGACGATTCGCTGCTGCTGAAAAGCGGCGCGAACGAAACCTCGCGGCCGCAAACGGTGAATATGCCGTGTTGCAGGTTGTCGATGCAGGCCGTGTACCAAAGGAGGATAAGCTGTTTTTTCCACGCTGGAATGAATCGGACGAGCCGGATGATGCGGTCGGTTTTCTCCGGCTGGAATGGTCGCGCTTTGCGCCCGCTCGGTTGTATCGGGCCACGACGGCGGTATAGTATGGCAATCATCGTGTCGATGTGTCGTTCGTCGTGCGTTTCGGTATAGAGAGCCAGTTCGGCATCGGCGGCAATCAACTCCTCGAAAGAGAGGTCAAGCAGTCCATCCGCAGGACCGACCAATCGAATCGGGCCGATGCGCAATACCGGCAGCGGGTTTTCCAGCAGGTCGAACGCAGGCAGTCGGGTGTTGCCGTTGTCGGTGAACAAGAAACCGAGCAGTCGGTCGGCCAATAAAGCGACCTTTTCCGCAACCGCGTGCGTCGCGTCCGGATGCAGCCGTTCCCACACGATACTGCGCGCCGTGCGTTTGATGTTCGCCAGCTTGTAGAGTATTCGCGCCTGAAATTCCGCAAAAGAGATTCGGCCTTGTTGCAAACCGTGCAGCAACCGCATCGTATAGAGCAGCTGCGGCCGCGTCATCTCGGCGTAGGATGCCGGTACCCGCACCGTGATTCCGGCATCCGGTATATCGAGCGTGTTCATGTTCTGCAGTATTTCTTTTGCGGGTCGTTTTCAGGAACCAGCGAAACGTCTTTCGCAGGGTTCCGGCGTGCTGTCACGGCTTTCTGAAGTTCGGTTTTCGCTGCTGCGGCCTCTTGTTCCAGCGTGCGGAGTAGGTTTCGTGTCGCCGCGTCGTCCATGTCGCCGCCGCGTCCGCCCTCGAACGATGCCGTGAACCGGCGGACTATCATCGTCGGCAGCACCTTGATGGACATCCGTTTGACGGCGGTAATAACGGCATAGAGCGGGATGCAGCGTTTCGCGGCTTCGAATCGTTCGAGCAGCTCTTCCGAAACATCCCCGCTCTTCATCCGATCGAACGCATCGTCTCCGACGATGGGCCGGATGATGCGCTCCTGTACCTCCTGCATGAACGGCACCAAGATGTAGAACATGCGGAACGAATCCTCGATCGGGAACACCTCTTGGAAAGTGTCGAGGTCTCGAACGAAGCACGTCGCGAGTTTTTGCCGCAGCGGCGACTGCTCCCACTCCTCGATGTCGTTCTCCTCCAAAAAGGCGTAGAGGTCATCGAGAGCCCGATAGTATTTGTCGAGCAGTGCTTGGTCGTCTCGGTCGTATTGCCATTGCCACGGCATTTTCTCGCTGCCGTCGTGTATCTTGACTTTCCGGCCGCCGTCTTCATGCGATAGGATATTCTGCTGGTAGAATCGCACCATAGCCAGTTGGGCGATTGGAAGCTGTATCGATTGCACAAGCTGGTCGTCGAGACTTTCCCCGTCGTCCGTGTCGTCCGCATTCATGTAATGCCGTTCCGCTCGGTCGAACAGCGTCGGGCCGATCAGCCGGCGAACGGTGCGCGAAGCAGATTCGATTTCCGACGCGATTACCGAAAAATCATTGCTTCGGAAATAGGTGCCGACCAGCTGCTGAATCTCGGTCGGGCCATTGTCGTGTTTGTTGAAAATCATGGCGTCAGTTGTTGCGGATACGGTCGTCGGGGTTCGTCTGTTCTTCGGTCATCAGGCTTTGATGATAGAAGCCGAGCTGGAGGTCGGATTCCGGGAAATTATAACGTATCGCTTGGTTAATCGGGTCGAGAATCACCATTTCGGGAATAGCGACGTCCGACAACTTGTAGATTTGGTGCGCATAGAGCATTTCCGAGCCGGATGCGAGCTTGCCGTTGACCATGATGTTCGTCAGCGACGGGTGGAGCTGCATGCCGGAGGTGATTGCGGAGTTCGCGGCCTCGCCGATTTTGAGCTGCGATTCGACGAAGTCTTTGATTTTTTGGTCGACGGCCTCGATTTTCCACGAACACAGGTTGCCGGTGGTATCATCGTAGAAGTCGACCGACTCGAAGAATTTACCCGCGTTGCGTTTGCCGGAAAGCACTTCGGTGATGGAATCCATGATTTGATTTTTCACCTTTTCGAGCCGCTCTTCGATTTCTATATCTTGCTCGTTCGGATATTTCATACGGAGCACCTCCCTTTTCGTCTCCCAGTATCCGGCCGGAGAGTGGATATGATACGCAAGGTTCAACCCGTTTTCGGTCACGTAACGGAAGATGGTCGGGATGTCGGAACCCCGCAATATCCAGCGGATGGCTCCCATGAATGCCGGTGTCGCATAAAAATTCCGGCCGAACGAATAGGAATAGTTGTAGGATGCACTCACGGGATACTTTCCCGGATCGAACGGGTCGTAAACCGGATAGGTCTGTATGCCGGATGTGAAACACGAATTTTCAAAATCGCCTACGAAGATGTGCTTCACGTCTTCTAATTGTCGGGATTCCGCCCATTCGAGCCGCGCATTCGTAGCCCGGACGAATTGGAGTTTCGCGATGCGGGGCTTTCGGCCGAGACGAGCCCCGAGCCGGTGCCCGCGTTCCAGAATGTGGAGGGCGAAAAATCCTTGTACATGGAGGTAGTCGACAAGGGCCTTTTCGATGAATCGTTTCGCGTCCCAGCTTTGTAACCATGCGGAGACCTCCGCATCGTCGGTGTATTGTCGGGCGATGCGGCCGTTCTCGATTACGTGACGATACAAGAATGCCCCTTGCCCGTAGAGCAGGCCTTTCTGACGTTGCAGGATGCCGGGCGCGAGGTTGTTATCTTGCACCAGATCGCGCACCATGACCGGCAAATCGTTTCCGGGCCCATAGGCGACGATGCGCTTGCCCATGACGCTTTGATAGAATTGTTCCCAGTTCGGATTTCTTGCGGCGTTGAACAAGGTCGTATCGCCACCGGTGCGGTAGCCGGTAGAGAGGGAGTAGGTCGTTTGTCCGATTTGGAGGGCATACGCCGTGTCGGTGATTTTATGGATTTGCGTTTTCATGGCTCGACTTTTTGTCCGTTCAACGACATCAGCAGCGGCTGGTAGAATCGGCGTGCCTCTCCGGTGTCGAGGTCGATGTATTCCTCGACGATTTCGGCATTGCGGTGGTGCACTGCCTGCGTTCGGGCCCGAAGACGGGCCCGCCGGACTTCGATGATGCCGTTGCTCTTCTGCGCCGTCTCGTTATACGACATGAACGAAAAGCCGAAAGGCACGTTTTGCCGCGACAATTCCCGCATTTGCTTGATGGCGTCGAACAGATTCATGCCACAAAAATAGCCGCCCGAAAGCGGCTCTGAAAGGACAAAAAACGCCCCGATATTTCGGGGCGTCGCGTTTCGCTTCTGCGATTGTCAATAAAGCAAAGGTTATGAAACGCTAATCTCTGAAAGTTTTACGGATAGGTCTTTCAATGCGAAGTTCAACGTTTGCAACTCCTCTTTCGAGAATTTGGCAGGCATTCCATTCACAGTGTTGCCATTGATGCGCTGGTTCAGCCAGCTGCGACTTTTGTTGAAATAGTTTTTTGCAATATAAGCCAATGATATGGCAGGCAAGACCTCTTTAAGCCGATTGCGAATCAATAGTTCTTGTGCCCGTTCGTTTGTTTCCTTAATCTGTGTCAAGGCAATCTGCGCAACACTTTCGGCATCTTCGTCTACTGCTGCCGTGATTTTCTTGCCGATGGCTTCACGCTCTTTTTCTGTTTCGGCGTTTATAAAACGACGTTTCAAATCGTCCATTTCTCTCTTGGTTGCCATAATCTATTTTGTTTATGCTCCCCGCCCCGCAAGGCGGGGAGCTTTGTTTTACAATTCTTTGAGGGTTTCAACCAATCTGTTGATTTCTTTTTCAATCGAGTTGAGAATTTGTCTCGCTCCCTCTCTTCCTTTGAGTTCGTTGAAGAGCCTCAAATAATAAATCAGCTCGGCTTCAAACTCTTTTTGTTCTTTACTTGGTTTCTTCATACCCTTTTGTTTTATTGACACTACAAATGTAATAAACATTTGTTTATTATGCAAGTATTTTGCCGGAAATTTTCAAAAAAAATATCATTTTTCTATTTTTGCACTCGTACATAGGGTTGAGTTCGGGGCGAAAGCCTGCGGATTCAGTCCGCTTCGAGGAGGAAAGGTGTGCTTTTCTCCTCTTTTTTTGCCGTTCCGCAACCGAAAAAATCCCGTTTTTCTCTGAAAAAATCCCGATTTTCGAGGGTTTTTCTGGTAATAATTTTGTGGATTCACTGAAAATCAACTGTTTAACCTTTCTTTGCAAGAAAAATGTTTTTTCGATGTGTTTCCGAAGCCCGCCCCGCCCTCTACTCGATATGCAATTGCAATTCTCTGAAAAGGTGATATATGAGCAAGAGCCCTCTTGCGCGAATAGGGTAAAAGCAAAAAAGAGGGCGAACGTAGTCGCCCTCTTTGCCGAATTGAAAGTCCGTTATCTTACCGAGACGTCCCCGACCGCACCGCTGGGCAGCCCTGCATCGATACCGCGCTTGACGATCGATACCCATGCCGGCCGCATCATCATGTATTTGAACGCATCCGAGAAGTTGGTCGATACAAGCAGTCGCTGCGGGTCTGACGACTTTTCACCGCGCTTATCCTTGCCGATGCGTTTCTTCGAATCGACCACGGTCTTCGCCATTTCCAGCGACGCTTTCAGTCTGCGGCAATGTACGGCGTCGATCTGTAATTGCGGAAGTCGTGTGTTGTGTCCTGTCATCAGTTCGCGCATGAAGATATATTCGTCGTTCATCGTGATGTTGGATTGCCGCAGCGACATGAGTTGCACCCGCCAGCCAGTCGCCGCGCCCGTGGCATCCCGTTCGATGGCTTCCTTGACTTTCTGAGCCAGCGATTCGTGGCTGCGCCCGTAGTTGTTGCCCGCGCGGTCGTAGTAGAACTTGATGACCTTATGTTTGTGCGGCCGGAAATAATCGAGAAACCGATTCGCCAAGTCGCGAATCCATTCCGGCGGCAGGCTGCAAAATTCCTGCAAGATGCGGAACGTGCGGCCATCATCTTGCCCGACCAGTAGCGAAAGCATATTGCCGAAGTCCATCGATATATCGAGTGCGCGGGTCGTATCGAGATAACGGAGTATGCGGCAATCCTCGACATCGTAAAATCCGAGCGCATCTTCGATTCGCTTTTTGTTCCCGTCGTAGAAAAAGTGCCGTTCGCCGAGGTTCGGATAGAATTGCTGCCCTTTCTCGATGCGCGGCGGCATGGATAGAATCGCGGCATTGACGTCGGAAAGCTGCGACGACAAGGCGTCCGCAAACCAGTCCAGCGATAGAATATCGACATTGACGTAACTCGACACGAGCATGAACATGTGCTGTGCTTTCTTGTGAAGCCGCAGCCGGTACCAGCGTTCCGTCCAGCGGTTCGCCGTCTTGAGCTTGTTCATGTACTCCTCCCTGTCGGCCTCGCTCCGAGTGCGGGCGAACTTCTCTTTCGCAGCGAGATATTCTTGCGTCGCTTCGTTCACGATTGCCGCCGTTTTCCAAACCAGCAGCAACGTCGCCGAATCCATTTCTTGGGCACCCTTGAATATCCAGTCATATTCGCCGGTGTTCCCCGTATTGGGAATATCGGTCGTGAACGTTTCACCTAAATAAAACGGCGAGTGCCCGAATTGTATCCGGTATCCCCGTCGGGCTTTGAGCAGATTGCCGATTTTGGTTTCAGCAAAATACTTCACCTCGTCGCCGAACACGTGGACGTAGGAACGTCCCGCCAGCGACGACGGGCGATCGAGCGAGCCGAAAGTAATGTTCAGTCCAGTGAAGAATACGATCGTTCGTTTGTAGGAAACGATCTTATTGTAGGGACGCCAAAAATGAGGTTTCAGCCAATCGGGCAAATCGGCGCACTCTTTTTCGGTAAAGGTCGGCACGTGCTTTTCCACGACGTAATGGATGCCTTCGTGGAAGCCTTTGCGTTCGAGGGCCTCGAATACCATCGGGAGCACGTTCGCCGTCAAGTTGGCGAACGTGTCGGCCACCCATGCGACCGGAGCCCCCGGCATGTCATAAGCCATCGCAATCAAGCGTTCGACCTGTATTTCGGTCGTTTTGGCGGAACCGCGGCCGGCGACGATTCGAAGTTTGCGCGGCAAAATCATGGCGCAGAATTGCGAGAACCAGTTCATGAACTGGACGTCGGTGTACGGTTTTTTCTCGGGTGCTTTAATCTTCGCGCGATTTCCCATTTTCCAGCAGTTCGATGATATTGACGTCTTCGATGAGTGCCTCGCGACGGAGGCGGCTTTTCTCCACTTCGGGGATGCGGAGCTGTTGAATCTGGTCGTTCACCTCTTGGCGGTTGATTGCCGGGAGCCCGAGCACTTCGGGGGTCAGCGAGAATACACGCACTTGCCGCAGATACATATCGGCCGGTAGCTTTTGAATGTCGGGTTCGTCGAGTTTGCGGATTTTCGCCGCTTTGGCAATGATTTCGCTGACCGCCTCGTAGTCTTTGGAAGTCGTGGCCGTATTTTTCGCAGCGTGTGCCAAGTCTTCAAGCAATTCGGCATATTTATTCCGCAGCGCATCTTTCGTAGTGTTGCGATTGGAATAGAAAAGCGAATCCGCTTGATTGTAATAGTCGACGGCCCGGTCATACGGGAATCCGAGTTGTTGCGTCAGAAATTTGATAGTTGCACGTTTGCCGAACTGGCGGTCGAACGAGTTGATGATAGTCAGCAGGTCGAGGAAAAGTCGTTCGTTGGCTGAAAGGTCGCTTGTCCGACCGTCGGCAATGTATTCATATACGCGCCGGAATGCCTTTTCGTCGTCGAAAGTGCCGAAAATATCGAGTTTTGAGGTCTTGAATGCTTTTTCTCGCCGGATTTTGTCGAGTTGGTTGACCGACGGAAGGTCGCCCGCCTCGGCATTGCGAAGAACCGCTTTGTTGATTGTGGCGAGTGCTTGCAGATGGCCGCGCTTGATGACAAATGCGATTTCGCTATCCGGATCGTTGTATTCGGCCGTGAACTGGTCGATGTCGAAACCGAAATAGATGGCGATGTCGCGGGGCTCCCATTCCAAAGCTCCGAACTGTTGGAGTTCTTCGACTTGATCGCGTGTCAGGTCTCCGCCGATTTTGTTCCGTTCATAAAACTGCTTGGCCCTTACTCGAAAGATTTTATGCCATCGAAAAATTCGCGATAAAATTCATAAATGCCGCGATCGATCGTGATGCACCCGTTTTCGGTTCTTGGGTTGGTGTTGATGTTCGCCGAGGATTCCACGGCGAAAGCGAACTTCGGCCCGAATCCGGCGTATATCTTCGAATGATTCTTGAACACGGCGATTCTCCCCACCCCCTCGATTTCTGGCAAATACGTCTTTGAGGAGGCGGTACTCGACACGGTAAGAGTTAGGGAATATCTCTCCCACATACGCATCGAGGTGTTCTATGCGCCCATCCTGCAACCACTCTTCGAATTGGAGTATGTCCTTCGCCGCCATGCCCCATGTCGAAAAGAGACAGTAGGTCAGCGGCTGTTGGCGGAGGATGGCTTTCAGGTCGGAAAGCGAATCTACGTCACCGCCGGTGATGAAGTGGTAGGAGTGGCCTTCTTGAAACTCGAAAGCGCCGCAAGCGTCGAGCAGCGATGTTTCGGAAAATGCGCGGCGATAAAGATATTTCGTCGAAAGTTCGTAGCATTGCGTGGTGCGGCGATGCGTTCGTTTCGGCACGTCGGCTTGTTCTGAAACGCCGGTTGCGATTTCCCGTATGTCGAACAGTTTACCGGCCATGCTCGTATGCTTCTATATGTTTGTTCACCTCGTCCAGCAATAGTTGCTTTTGTCGCTTGCGCTGTTCGCGGGCGGTCAACAGATGCGGTTTGTCGCCTTTTTTGATTTCGTCGTCGATTCGCCAAATGGCAGACTTGAGACGTCGTTGTTCTGCAAGGAGTTCCACGATATTGAGTTTATGGAGTTGCTGTTGACGTCGCAAGTGCTCGAATATACGGTGCTTGCCCAGTATCGTGCGATGTTCGCGATAGTAGTCGAGTTCGGCGAAAATCGCCCTATTTTCTTGAAAGTTCACAATCGCCTCCCGCGCCGTATGGAAACATTCCGCCAGCGTTGTGCAATCGAATAGTCGGTCGTGCGCTCGAACGTAGTGCTCGTGGGCCGTGATTTTATCGGCCGCAAGGATTTTCAGTTCCTGCGGGCAATCCGAATCTCGGAGAAACGGAAAGTCATCCCGAAATCGTCGGCGATCGGTCGGTGCTGGTTCCGTTCGTGGCAATTCGATGCCTGCGGCGGCACACAGCCGTTCGAGCAATAGCGGCCGGTACTTCGTCGGGTTCCGGCGAATCATCACCGGAATGCGGGTGTTTGTGCTGCATTGCGATAAGAGCAGGAGGCCGGTCGAGACCTCGGCTCCTGCTCTTATCCATGCTTGAACAGCGGTTTTCAGGTCATTTTCTCGCATACAGCAATTTGAGCTGCGCTTTGATGAACTGGAAACCGTCGGCGTTCGAGCAAATGAACTTCTTGCACACAAGCACCTCGGCGAGGCGTGCCGCACAACTCGGCTGCTTGTGCACGTAGGCCACCGTGTTTCCGAAGGTCATGCCGATTTCTTCGGGGAGTTCGCCCGCGTGCGCAATCGCATTGTATTTTGCGAAAAACTCTTCTTCGGTGTACGTCTCACCAAGTGCCTCTTGCGTTTGGAGGACGTATTCCGCTTGAAGGAGTACCGGCAGCTCCGTGTTGTGGACGGTCAGCATCGCACTGGGGAGACTTCCAGTCTGAAACTTCTTTCGCACTCGATACGCAATCAAGTCGGCTAAACCGACCGGATGCGTCGGGAAACAATGCGCTGGCACGTAAACGAACGTGTCGGGAATGTCGTCATCCGCCATCAGCGCGTCGATGATTTGGGGGAAGGTCTTTTCGTCGATGCACCGTTTGATGATGGTCATTTGGGCCGCCATCTTTTTCCACGTCTTTTCCAGCACTGTCATCGCTTCGGCCTGTCCGCACAAGACGAGTGCCATTTTCTTGAAGCTATCCGAAATCGGATCGGCCTCCTGTTCGGATGAAGCGGTTCCGGCGTCGGTCGATGCTTCCGACTGCTGCTGCGGTTCTTCCGAGACAGCCGCGTCAGCGGGCTTTCCGTCCTGTTTGGTTTCGGTCGAAACGGGTTCGGAACCGGTAGTAGAGGGATTCTCTACTGCCGTGGTGTCTGTGTTTTTAATTTCCTTTTTGTCCATAACTGTTAGATGGTTTCGTTTTGACTTTCGGGTGATTCGTCCATAATCGCCGGCAATTCGCCCGTGTACGTGAGTACGCGGTATGCGTCGCGAACATCCTGCTGCAAGGTCATCGTGGTCTTCGTGGCATCTTTCGTGTCGGAGGTTTCCGCTTTGAGCGAAAGCGGATTGCAAGGATCGCCGAAAATGCGCACCTGCTTCCCGTTGCAGCTTCGAACGATGGCACCGAGGTTCCGGTTGGAGTTGTACTCGATGAAATCTTCGATGTCCGAGCTGTTGCCCGGATGGTCGAACTTCACTCCTTTCTTGAATCCGCGGGCATCGGCGTCTCCCTCGGATTCTTGGAGCACCTCGATGCTGCCCGGGGTAGCGTACACGGGCTGCAATTTCGCACCCTCTTTCAGCGCGAAACCCTCCGAATAGGTGGTAACGCCGACTTCGCGCGTCGGGAAATTTTTTACATCCTCCCATTCGAAAATGAGAATCATCGGATGTTTGGGCGAGGGGGTACCGGCCCCCCC